TGAGTGAAAACATCCACAACCGGAGCACCATCCATCCATTTCTCAACCAACCATTTTGCACAATCATAACCCGTTTTCTCGGTGATATTGTCATAATTCAACTCATAGTTGTTATAGACATTGTTATACCATTCTTGCATCGCACTATCACCCAAGTCGTGGTCAAGAGAAATCAACTCAATGTTCTCCAACCCTATTTCGCTTACTTTATCAACGAATTCCTCGTAATTTCTAACAACAACCCATTCATCTTTTGCAACAGGTGTTCTTACATCATCCAAATAAATTTTTACTTTTTTCATACCACAAAGATAATATATTTTTTCTAAAATCAAATTTTTAATTAAACAAATCACCATCTAACGATGACCCCAATAACCCACCAGCCATATTACCACCAAGAACACCTCCAAGTGAAGGATTGTCTGTTAGATAACCTATCGCAAAGGAGTTGGTAAAATCTCCATCGTCATCAGACTTTTCTTTTTTATGATAACTTAAATAACTTGTAAAATAATAAGAGTCATCTTCTTTTGAGGATTTCTCTACCGGACGTGGGTCAAAATCAAAAAACCATATGTCAATCAAACCACCAAACCACCAATATAATAAACATAATGAACCATATAATAGCGGAAGAAATGGCCAATTTTTTTCCGTTATTTCAATTATATTAAAAAAATATAAAGCACCTATTGTTACCATACTTAACAATAAAGATATTATAGTTAATTTTTTCATAATTTTCTTATTTGTGTTGCAAAGATACATTATTTTTTTTATGTGTTATTTTTTTTTTGGATTTATAAATAAAACACTTATAATTTACAAAAAACCAATGAAATGAACGGAGTATTAGTATTAAATTACGACTATACCCCATTGAATATTACTACAATGAGAAGAGGATTTGTATTAGTTGATAAGGGTAAAGCCGAAATTATAAAGTCGGATGATAATCCTATAGTTGGGGGTTATAAGACTTATATTAGGCCTGTAATTATAAGATTGTTACATTATATTAAACATAAGGTTAGACACATTAGACCAAATAGAGTGAGAATCTATAAACGTGATAATAATGAGTGCGTTTATTGTGGTTCATCAAAACAATTGACCTTAGACCACGTAATCCCGAAATCTCGGGGTGGGGGGAATGATTGGAATAACTTGGTAACTTGTTGTTTTAGTTGTAATCTTAGGAAGGGAAATAGAACTCCGGACGAAGCAAAAATGGTGATGAGAACTAAACCTCATACACCGACAATATTAACGGAAAATAGTCTTTTGAATAAATTGTGGGAAGAATATAAAATGTCCTTCAGTTATTAAAAGTTTTTATTTAATAAAAAAACCAAATTAAAAAAAAAATGGAAAATCAAACAAATCCTGAACAATCAGGGACAGAACAAATGGGACAAAACCCACAAGAATTATTAAACGCATCAATGTTATTCGCTAGAGCATTGGGACTAATCTTTCAAGATAATGAAGGTATTGTCGTAAATGTTGTGGACGGAATAAACTTAGGTGATGATGCCAAAAAAGTTATCGTTTTCAAACAAAACGACCAAATTCATATCTTCAGATGTGACGAAGATATCGAAGAAGGTATGGCGGTAAATTTGGGACCAAATCCTGATGATGTCCCAACTCAAGAAACGGAAACCACTGAAAATTAATTTTTTTCATTAGTTTAAATTTTTTCACCTACATTTGCATAAATAAATTTTAAGAACATGAATTACGGACAAGAATTTCAATCGTATTACACGAAACATTTAGGTAAACCATCATCCCATTTGGATTACTTTACCAAACAAATCGAATCCTCAATGACACCATATATCTTGGAAGAAAGAGAGATGAGAGCAACTCAAATGGATATCTTCTCAAGATTAATGAGAGACCGAGTATTATGGGTTGCAGGGCCTGTTGATGACAGAATGTCAACTATAGTTCAAGCTCAATTAATGTTCTTGGATTCTTCGGATAAATCGGACATTACAATGCACATTGATAGTCCGGGAGGAAGTGTAAAATCTGGTTTATCTATGGTAGATGTGATGGAATACATCTCTTGTGATATTAGAACCGTGAATACCGGAATGGCGGCATCGATGGGTTCAGTATTGTTAGGGGCAGGAACCAAAGGAAAACGTTCATCATTGAGATTTTCCAAAACAATGTTACATCAATCATCGGGAGGTGCCGGTGGAAATATCCAAGACGCTCGTATCAATATGATTGAGTGGGAAAAAACCAATAACATTCTTTTTGAATTATTAGGTTCTTATTGTGGTAAGTCAGCAGAACAAGTCATGAATGACGCAACTCGAGATTTGTGGTTGGATGCCCAAGAAGCATTAGAATATGGTATTATCGATGAAATCGTTAAACCAAAATCTAAAAAAATAGATAAGTTGTAAAAAACTTACTATTCCCCGGAAAACAAAAAAGGAGAGTCATAGACTCTCCTTTTTTGTTAGATGTGGAATACCCCCTTAGTTTAATCCATTTATACTCAAAAAGTATCTAACTCTTTGAATTTCTTTAAGGTTAGCAAGTAATTAAATACTACTTAAACCACCTTGTAATTTTCCTAATACATTTTTAGTGTTACTTCCTAATTTATTCGAAATAGAACAAATCGTAGTTTGTAATCCCGACTCAATTGAAGATACAAATTCAGTTGATTCTATCATATTACCTAATTGATTTCTAATTAAATTATACGCAAATCCTCCAGTTCCTGTTTTTTCTTGTAATGATTTGACCATACCTTCCACAATACTTCTAGAAACTAATTTAGTCATTATTTTACAATCCGAGAAAGATTCGATAACTTCACTTGGTCTTGAGGTTAAATAAGAAACAACAAAATTTTTAATAAATCCGCTTATACCTAACGCAGAAAGAACACTATCAATATATGGTTCAACCATTGTTTGAGCAACCGACCCAAAAGTCTGACCAAAAATTTTCTTTAGAAATCCTCCCCAATCAAGGTCTTCTTTAATTAACCCAGTTTTTTGTAGATAAGACATTTCTTGAAGAAACTTGAGACTCATTTTAAGTTGTTTATTTTTAGGTAATTTTTTAAATTCTTTTTCAGAATTAATACCTTCGAATAAAAACAATAACCTGTCCTTAACAATCTTTTCTTCAATCAAAAGTTTTTCTTTCTTCTCTTTAGATTCAATTAAAGTTTTTTTAATTTTTTTCTCTAACATAATATCTTAATTTATTCTCCATTTAGAATCATCACCATAACTTGATGTTCCTCCAATTCCTCCTCTTAATAAGTCAACTTTCTTTTTCAAAGGGCCTAAGTTTAATAACCCACCCCAATCTTTTCTATAATGATTAACACAAGTCTGAACTTCTTGTTTCATACGGTTAAATGTATTATCATCAATATCAACTTTATTTTCCCAACTATCATAAAATCGATTAATTTTATCTCTACATTTATTTTTTTCAGGAGTTTGAAGTGATACTGATGATTGGAAATCATCTGAATAACTTGAGTCCTTAAATCTACTACATGTCCATGTCCCACTTTTACTACCATCTACAAATTCATATGTCATGTCACCAAAAAAATCTATTTCTTTTTTTGATTTTTGACTGACACCTCTATAAAAATATGTCTTTTTCTTTGGGTGGTTTTTATATATCGCACCATTGAACAAACATTTAACACTTTCCGCGGCTTTTAATTTTTTATAATCATCCTCAGGGCTTGGCTCCGTTGATGTTGGTGTTTCTTGTTCTTTTAATGCTTTGTGCATCATAAGAATTCGTTTTACCTCATTTTCGTCAATTATAGATTTCATCATATTATATTTTATTGATTAAGTAATTCTGTTGATTCTTCAGCATCGGCTCTTTGAAGTTGAGTTTGTGCTGGTGTTCCCGTATTTTGAGTTTGTGCCGGTGTCCCCATTGGTTTAGGAGTTTCTTTTGAAGAATTTTGAGAATCTTTATTTAACATATTAGTTAATTGGTCACATTTCCACATTTTATTAGACGCCGATTTGAATTCTTTACCCTTTTCATCTTTACTAATAACATCAAATGTAAAATCCGATTTAATATATAATTTATCACCTTCTTTGAAATGTCCTGCCTCTGAATTATAATCTGCAATTTTAAATAGAACACTTGGTTTGCCAGGAGCACTCATAAATTTTCCGTTTTTTGCAATTTTACAATATTGTCTGGCTTTCTCTAAGAAATCTCTTACTTTTGTATTATCGGTTTGAGTTTGTTCATTAATCATAAGTCTTTTAACTTTTGATTGTATTTTACTCTTAAATGAATCGTGTTGCTCAAGAATTTGTTTTTTCTCTTCACCACTAATTTTCAATGCTGATTTCATTTTATATTATTTATATGTTTAATTTTCTTCTAATGTATAATCTTCATAACCTGTTGAAAACTCTTGTTCAGGTTTTTCACTTGAATCTTCATATTCGTCATTTGTATAATCTTCATAACCTAAATTTTGAGTTTCAGGAGTAACTGGGTCTAATCGAGAACAAACCGCAATTCTTTCTTTTGCGGTGATTACATCACCCCCTAATCCTAAGTCCTTCATTTTTTGGCGGGTTATTGGTCCAAACTTACCATCATCTTTAACACCTAAACATCTCTGAAAAGTTTTAACTAAATTATTTTTACATCCATATTTCACCGGGTGAACCTCAGGACATCCACTATATTTTAATTGGGTATTTAATTTTTGTGTTTTATCAGGAGTTTGTTGTGTTTTAAACTCGGGGTCATTACAAGTATAATTTAATACTTTTCCTGTTGTTAAATCTCCTTTTCTTCCATTTGCAAAATATCTAAAGTTACCAATTAAGTAAGCTCCATTTATATCAATTTTAACACCTTTCGAATTTGCTAAACTCACAACACAAGGATATGATGACCAATCCGCCGTTGTTTGTTTAGGTGTTTGTTGGGATGAACAATAGTTAGTAGTTTTTGCCCACGCCAAATCACAAGCATATTTTTTAAAAAATTCATTTTCATTATAATCAATTAAAGGTTGTCCTTTATATTTACCTTGAGTATATTTTTTACCCTTTAATGCAGTATACAAACCCAACACATTTTTTTCATTATTAAAGAATCTATTAATAAATGCGTTTGAATCAACTGATGCTGATAGTTTTTGTTTTTTTAATGTTTCAAATAGTTTTTCTCTGTTTTCTAACATATATCATTATATTTTAAAATCTTCCACTTCATCTTCCAATGATTTATTTTCAGGTGCTTTTGGTAATACGGATTTTGCGTAATTAATCCAACTAAGTGCTGCTGCACCTAATGTTAATACTGCAACTACTACTACATACCAAAAAGTACCAGCAGCAATTGTTTTTCCACCAATTGAAATTGTTTTAGACGGGTTTTTCATTGCCCCATAAACCGCTCTTTTTATCCAACCATATTTTTTTTCATTTAATTGCTTGGATAACTCGGCAGCATATTTAATTGCGGCAACAGGGTCATTACCAACTTTAGAATATGCAAGAATAGTTAAATTTTTAACTTCGTCTTCAAGATTTAAATTATCTAACATAACCATATATTCTTTGAATCTTGGATTTTTCATGTTCGTATTAATTATATCATCAATACTCGAACGAGTTATTTCAGTAGGGTTTGGAATATGAAGCGGGTTTGGGTCTGGCATAAGGCCTTTAAACCCTTTTCCTTTCTCTATTTTATTAAATTTTCTCTCAGTTTGTGTTAACCACGCATCTAATCTCATTTTTACTGCTTCATCTTCTTCCTTTGCAATTTGTTTCCTCAACTCAGTCACAAATGATTTACCTTCAACACTTTTAAAGAATTTAGATAAAGACTCTTGTTCAAGTTCGTTCAACCCCCCTTTAAGGAATTTTGTAATCAACTTTTTTTCGGTATTAGTTATTAGTGATTTTGGTAAAACCTTACTAATAAATGACGATATAACACCTGATTCTGTAATTAATATCGAACCTTCATTTACTACCCTCAACCCCATTTTAATTCTTATGTTGTTAATTTCATTTAATAATTCTTTTTTCATATTATGATAGTTTTGTTAATGTATAAGTATCTTTTTGTTTGATACCGTAATTTTGTCCGTCAATTATAAATTTGACAAATTTTTTCTGTTTATTAGTTACAATTTGAAAATTTTTAATCCCGTTTGGAAATAATTTTGGATTTTGATATATGATTTCATCAATTAACCCATCATCATTAATATTTTTCTTTAATTCAGTAATTTCATTGTCTTTTCCGCTTAATTTCGGTAAAATATATTTATCAAAAAATGTTAAAAATCCAACATTTAAAGCTCCCATTGTAATTGCCTTTGGAACATTTCTAACAACACTTTTTGTTGCTTGTTTTGGAGACTTCAATAATTCAAGACCTTGTTTTAATTCTCCTAATTTTCTTTCTGAAAAATTTGCAAGTTTTTTAGGTAATTTTTTAATAAAAGGTTCTTTTTTTATTATCTCCTTTTCGGCTAATAAAACTAATTTTTCAGTATTTTTAGACATTGACTTTAAATGTTTCCAAGCATATTTTGAACCTTTACCAACAAGCCTTGTTAGTCCCATACCTAACAATAATCCTAAATCTTCAATAACCATTTGAAATCCTTTGTTATTCTCCCAATGAAATGTAAACCATTCCCATGTCCATGGTGTGTATTCAGTATCCTTCCAATTTTTCACCATAATTGAGAAATCATTAATTATTATTGCAATATCTAAAATCGCAAATGCGATTGGTGCTCCTATTTCCGCACCCAAAATAGATAACACAATTTGTACAGTCATACCTTGAGTGGTGAACAAATATTCTCTAGCCTTTAGCAGTCCATCCGAAATTGTAGAAGATTGTATAGACACATAATCCCCAAGCTTTGTATATGGTAGTGGTTCGGCTCCGGGTATTATACCTTTTTTATTTGAAGGTTTTTTATTTGTTGGTTGGTTTTGTAAAAAAAATGAATTTTTATTATTTTGAGTTTGTTCATTAACTAAATTTTCATTTAAAGTTTTTGACACATCATATCTCATCATAAGAAGAGTCTTATTTAATGCGTCATTTCCTTCAATTAAGGTATAGTTTTGCTTCATCTAGTCTATAAATATATCGTTATTACCAAATTTGATTTGCGGAACCTCGAGTTAACCCCGTATTCCATTTCTCTCCTGATTTCATTAATGGATTTGATTTACCACGTTTTAAGGGATAAGAATCTGCCCATTTTGGAACACTTCCTCCTCCGCCTCCACCTCCTCCCGAAGGTGCGGTTGTTGTAGCCCCGGCATCTTGTTCATCAATCTCATCTTTAAATTCACTACCGGAATGTTTATTAAAAAAATCTATTAAAAAATCTACATCTAAATTCATAGTAATAAATATTTTAGGAATTAAAAAAGTTTTATTATATTTGCACCATGAGAAATTTATATCTATTATTAATCTTATTTTTGTTCACTTCTTGTGAAAAATTTGTCCTTGAGACTAGTGATGTTACCTTAAGCGGTAAATATGTTGTTTCAAAACTTGACATTACCAGTGTTGACCAAAACCAATCAAGGGATTCTTTATATCTTGTTGGTTCAACTTATGTTAACAAATCAATGGCCGACCCGTTTGACTCTATCGTCATTAATAGATTTTATCTTCATTTTGATTATTCAACAATAAGGATGAATCAGTTGGGAGTTAGTCCCACGGGAAGAGATATTTGGGAATATGGTGTTTCCCCAAATGAAATATTCTATCGAATTTTGGGGAACAATTCATATAATAGCGGATTCGTTCAATTTGATTATGTTGCATCCGATAAGTCCGTAAGAACTTTAACTTTTTTAATTGAGGATGACGGATTTGAATCTCTTCAGTTAAAAAGTGCTGGAGCGTGGTTTAAAGGTAAAATGGGGGAAAAACAAGTGATGACTTTGTATCTTACAAGAGTCGGTCCTTAATATAATTCAGATTTTGGTAATGATGTTGGATTAACCTCATAATACTCATTCAAAAATGAAGTAAGTTCATCTTCATCTAATTCAACGATGTAATTTTTTTCCCAAAGTTCATCTTCGTCCATCTCTTCAGTAATGTCATACTCTACTTCAACTGAAAACCCATATTCTTTAACTATTGAGTAATCGATATTATCAGTCCTAATGGAATCATCTCCATCATCAATAGTTCTAAATGTAACTTCTAAGATGTTTGAGTTTGGGTTTAAAAAGTATGATACAATTTCTTTAATTTCCATGGTTAAATGTTTTTACTATAAAATATGTGCGAATTTATCAAAATCCAATTTGGCATAAAAAAACCCCCAATAATGAGGGTTTTTTCTTAATTAAATTTACCAATTCTATTGAACATTTCAGTAATTTTATTCTTTTGAGTGATAAATGATTCTTTCATATCGACATCAATTTCTTCCCACTCATCATCTTCAGAGTCGTCTCCTTCAAAATCTCCACTATGTGTTGCAAATCCGAAATCTTCTTCTTCAGAGTCGTCTCCTTCAAAATCTCCACTATGTGTTGCAAATCCAAATTCGTCTTCTTCATCTAATTCACTTTCATATGAAAATTCTTGGTAAGGCCCACCTTTACCTGGCCCTCCACTATCGAAATCATATGCCCTTTTCATATCACCATATATTCCTTGAGAACCTGATACATCTTGTTCGTCTATTTCTTCGTCCGCCCATGCCGATTCCATTGTTTCATATGTCATCTCCGGTTCATATCCATACATGTCATCTTCATTTACCGGATATACACCTCCCGGACCATTAGAAACAAAGTCATATGCGTCCTCCACATCGTCAACATCCATATCGTCAACATTTCCACCCTGTTCGTCCAAACTAGAGATAAAATCTTCAATTTCTCTATCAGGGAACAAATAATTTGATTTTTTACCTGAGAATTGGTAATGAGGTTTTGAATTGTCTTCATAGTCAATTCTATCCATAAATTCAACCTCATCCTCAGCCTCCGGTTTATATTTTGGATGATATTTGTATTTTCCACCTTTACTTAATTTATCAACTTCGATTTCATCAAGATTCATATCTTCAAATCCGTCATCTTCATTATCCGGGTCATCCATACCATCTTCAGTATATGATGATTCATAATCCAAATAGTCATCATCATCTTCAACTTGTTCGTTTTTCATTTTTTTCATGTGATGAGCCTTTTCAAATGTCCCGTAGTCGTTTCCACCACCTTCAACATAATCAAAATCACCTTTTGTTAAGTTCAAATCATGCACATTATAAATGTCATCCAAATGTCCTGTCCCTTCTTCCATTTTTCCTGAACCACATTGTTCACAAACATCTTCTTTCATGGTACCACCACATTGTTCACACATATTACCTTCTTCAAGTTCTGATTCTTCCATGTGACCATAACCACATTCATTACACATACCATCCATAATCATTGCACCACATTCATCACAAACTTCATTTTTTTCAGCTTGTTCGTTGATTCCCATGTTTGTGTATTTCTTAACCTCACCCTTATTATTAACAACCATACCATCTTTGTCACCAGCAAAATCATAAACATGCAATGGTTGAGTGTTTGATACTTGCGGTTGCATCGTTTGGTATCCGTTATATAAACTTTTATGTTGATTCAAAATATCTGACTTTTCTGATGCAGACAATTGACCTAATCCAAAATAACCTCTCATATTTTTTTATTTATAAATACTTCTAATTTATCAAATTTTAGTTGACAATCGTAAAACTTAATTTTATAATTGTTTTGTCAGGGAGAGTTCTCAGAATATTTTGATAGTATCTTGGTAACTTACTCTCGCCGAATTTAAGGACTCTCCTGATTTTTTTATCACACTTTTTCCTATTAAAATGAATATTAAAGATTACGATATCGATGAAATTGCTGAAGGAGCAATAATATTAGATGGTTTAGATGACGCAATTATTGGTGTCATTGAAGAATTTGGTAGGGATAATCGAATTTTATATTCAAAAAATAAAATCATAGAAATTCTATCCGAGAGAGATGGTATGACCCAGTTTGAAGCCGAAGAATTTTATGGTTACAATATTTTAGGACTTTATGCCGGAGAACAAAATCCTGTTTTTTTAATTACGGAATAAAAAAATATTCATTATATTTGTCGAAAATTAACGAATATGAATATTTTCTTTTTAGATTACGATGTTGAAAAATGTGCTCAATATCATGTGGACAAACATGTTGTAAAAATGATATTAGAAACGGCCCAACTTTTATGTGGTGTTCATCATATGTCTTTATTACAACCATATAAATTACCAACATCGACTTTGGAAGTCCCTTATAAATTATCCCACAAAAATCACCCGTGTTCTATTTGGGCTCGTGAAAGTTTAACAAATTATTTGTATTTGTGTGAATTAGGTTTGGAATTATCTAAAGAATACACTTATCGATACGGGAAAAGACATAAATCTCAAGATGTGATTGAATGGTGTGTTACCAACCTACCAAATATTCCGGATATTGGGTTTACCACACCAGCGAAAGCAATGCCTGACGAATATAAGGTAGAATGTGTTGTTGAATCCTATAGAAATTACTATATTGGAGAGAAATCTGATTTAGCGGTTTGGAAAAATAGAAAAAAACCTGACTGGTTTGAAAAAAAAGTATTACATTTGCAGTATGATTAAGATAGAGAAAAATAGAAAAGTTTTTATTACTTCAGATACTCACTACGGACACAAAAACATTTGTAGGGGGACTACTGATTGGAGACTTCCGGATGGAAGTGTTCCTAAAGACAAGACAAGAGATTTTGAGACCATTGAGGAAATGAACACTTCAATTGTTAACAACATCAATATGGTTGTTGGTGAAGATGATGTATTAATTCACTTGGGAGACTGGTCTTTTGGTGGTTTCGAAAACATTCAAATGTTTAGAGACCAAATTAAATGTAAAGAAATTCATTTGATTCTTGGGAATCATGACCACCACATAGAAAACAATAAAGAAGGTTGTCAAGGATTATTTGCAAGTGTTTCTCACTACAACAAATTAACATACAAATATAAGACATTTGTATTATCACATTATCCAATACAAAGTTGGGATGGGTTAAATAAAGGTCATATCCAACTCCATGGGCACTGTCATTTACCGACAAATTTAAGATTCGGTAAAGGTAAGAAAATGGATGTTGGCGTGGATGGACACCCAACGTTTGGAGTATATGACATGGATGATATTATAAGGATTATGGATGGTCGTGAGGTTGCGTCAGATATGTTATTTGACCACCATACGGACGAGTTAAAGGGGATTGTAGGATAATGGAAACAAAAATTTATTACAAACCACCGAAACAAGAACACTTCGACGATTTGAAGTCCGCATGTATTCGATATTGGAAAACATTCGACAATGATTTTGGTTATGCGGATGGAAAAATCAAAACATTGGAATCGTTGGAGAATGTTGGTGGTAATTTTATGACGATGGTAAAAATGTTTCATCCATTGGCGTGGGAAGTGGTTGCGGAAATAATATCATTAGAAACAAGAAATGACATTAGTATGAGGTTGGAAGATGGGGGTCATAACTTGGAAACGGATTTTTTTAATATTTGGGGAAAAAATAAAGCAAAAGAAAAATATGGTCAGCTCGATAAAAATAGGTAATTTTACAATTAAAGGTGTTTTCAGACATCAATGGGATAATCTTGAATCCGATAGAATATATCATAGGATTGAATGGAAAAGAAAAAAAATTGGTATTTTCTTTGAAAAAAGTTTATGTGTTGGAACCGGTAAAAAAGGTAAAAAAATGTTTGATAAGAATAATCTTAGACCATCGTATATGGTTGGGATTAATTTTATTTGGGTAAAAATGTGGTTTGAAATTTCTTGGAAAGTATTACATTTAAAATAAAAAGAATATGTCTAAAATAGATAAATTAAAGGAACAACATCCTAATCTTAATGTTAGTATTATTGATTTGTTGGCGAAGATTGACCCTTCAAATACAAATAAGTATCTTCACTTCTTAATTAACAGATTGAAGGGTGAATACGACTATAATGAGGGTGATGATATTGGATTATATCTTATTACGGAAATTTTAGGACCAGACAAAGTTGAATTACTGAATGAGTTCGACAAACATTGTAATGCGAATAGAGTTAAGAAAAATGACATTTCTCAATATAAAAGTTGGGATGAAATGCTTGATTCTGTTAATGACGCCGAAGAAATCTTAAAACAAAAAGAACTTGAAAAACAAGTCATAAAATTACTTGATAATGATGAATATTGTGTTGTTATTCCATTAAGTTATGAAGCTTCCAAAATGTATGGTTCAAATACTAAGTGGTGCACAACTCAAGAAACTCACTGGCTTACTTATATTGATGAATATAAATTAATTTACATTATCGATAGAATCAATAATGACAAATACGCAGTCTCAATTAAAAAAGGTAACTCAAGTAGAATTCAAGGTTGGTTATCTAACGATAAAGAAGTTAGCCCTTTAACTCTTCCAATATCTACTGATATTATTAACATAATTATTTCTGAAATTAAAAAAGATGAAACTATTATGGAATTAGATGAGTATAAAAAAATTCATTCAGAAATAAATAAACCCGAATCCGGTTATAAAAGTTATATATCTCGAGATACTATCTCACAACTAATGAATCAATATATTATGGGAATTGACCCGGCAACGATTGACTCCAATAACTATAGAACTTATTACGATAATGGAAATTATTATGAATATCCAGATTATCCAGATTTAAGAAGAACAAGATAAATTATGAAAGAATGTAAAGAATGTCCTTGGAGGGTAATAAACAAACACAACGAAACAATTGTTGAATTTTCAAAAAGAACCGATAAAGCACATAATTGTCATATGACAAAAAATGGTGGTGAAAAATTATGGGAGGTTGATGAGAAAACAAAATGTCGTGGAAGATTAAATTATGAAAAAAAAAATAGTCATTTAATTTAAAATTATTATCTTTGTAGAAAATTAGAAATGATATGGAACGTAAAATAATAAGACAACAGATTGACCAAAGGTATGTCGGTAAAAAACAACCAAGATGGAAAGACCTTAAACATTCTGAATATCAAGACGATGATTTAATTCATATCGGATATGAGGAAGATGAATATGGTAATGATGGTGAGTGGATTATATCAGTTGAAAGAGAAAGAATAGAAAGTGATGAAGAATATAGTCAGAGAATGAAACGTCACGAAAGATTCTTGGAGGATTCAAAGAAACAAAGATATGAAAGATATCTAAAATTGAAGGAAGAATTTGAAAATGAAGGTATTCCAACAGAATTAAAATAAAAAAAAATATGTCACATAAGTTAATCATGTTAAGTTCACCTATAGTCATTAACGACCAAAATGATGATTATAAAGAATATGATTGGAATAATTTTGATTATTCTGATTTTAGTAATAACCCTAATGTGATTGTATCGGGATTTGGATTGCCTCAACTACCAAGATTGGATTTATCCAAATTAACTACCGGTGAATGTGTTCGTATTGGTTGGATTGATAATGAATGGGTTGAGGAAACATCGAATAATCTCAATGATGAACTAATCAAAAAAGTATCAAGACTCTGTCTAACTTCGGGTCATTCCAAGACCAGGGTTATGAATAAAGATAAATTTTTGTTAGATTTTGATGACATAAAGAAAATTGTCCTTATGTCTAGGATTAGGAATTACAACACGACACCGAGATATTCCTTTGATGAAATAATTTCATCGTGTTGTAAACCTAAAATTTTTGATGTTGATGTTGAATTTGAAGATAATAAATGTATAATAACTAAACTTATATAAAATAATGAAAGAACTAGTACTTGTTAGAGGAATTCCCGGGTCAGGAAAATCGACCTTATCAAAATTAATTGCATCCAGTATTTTAGATATACAAATTGAGGCTGATATGTTTTTCTTAAATGAAAATAATGAATATCATTTTGATGTGTCTAAACTGAAAGATGCTCACAATTGGTGTAGAGAAAATGTTGAGAATTATATGTCTAAAGCTTACGGAAAAATCGTTGTTTCAAACACTTTTACCCAAGAGTGGGAAATGGAACCATATTTTGAATTAGCGAAAAAATATGGATATAGAACCCATTCAATAATTGTTGAGAATAGACATGGAGGAGAGAATCAACATGGAGTTCCTGAAGATAAATTAACCCAAATGGTTGATAGATTTAATATTAAACTAAATTAAAAAAAAAAATATGCAGACACTAATTTTTAACACGAATAAAAAAACAATTCGATTACTAGATGGTCCTCGAGGTAATTCTAAAGAAATAGAAACTTTCGAGCGAATAAAAACGGTAAAGCTTTTAGTGAGTTGTTATGAAGCCATTCAAACACCACTTGAAGAACATCTAAACCCAATACCGGTTTTAAGAGTTCCGATATCTAACACTAACATGATAATTGAAAATGAATAATATGAAAAATACATTATTAAACTACTTTATTACAATTATAGTTGTAATCGCTATTGTGGAATTAACTAATTTCGCATTTACCTTAATGAATCAACCCGATACCTATGTGTTTTACTTAGGATTATTAATAATTTTAAGTGAAAGTTTTGCTGGTGGATGGTTGGTAATTAGAACATTAAAAAATATTTTCTCATCTAAAGAGGACGATTCGGAAAAAAAAGATACCGAATAAAAAAAAAATCCCTTATCTTTGTATTCAATTTTAAACTAAATAAAAAAAAAAGTTATGTTAAAAACCAAATTAATTTTCTACGGAGTAATTTCATTATTCGTATTTATCCTGTTGTCCAATTCTTGTGAGCGTATTGACGCAGGTCATGTCGGTGTTAAAGTAAATCTTTATGGGTCAGGTAAAGGTGTCGGTGATGTCACAGAATGCACAGGGATGGTATTCTATAATCCGGTTACAACTCGTATCTACGAATTCCCAACATTTATCCAACACAAGGAGTATATTAAAACTGAGGATGCGGACAACTCATTTGTGGTTAACTCAAAAGATGGTAGTGAGTTCCATGTTGCACCAATCGTGAATTACTCAGTTAAACGAGAAAAAGTTCCATTTATCTTTTCAAAGTATAGACGAGAACTTTCATCAATTGAGGAAGGATTCCTAAAGACAACTATCTATGACGCATTCCGTATGACCGCAAATGCCTATACTGCGGAAGAACTAATTTCAAATCGTCAAATATTTGAAAATAAAGTTAGAGCGAAGTTGGAATCGGATTTACTTAAAGAAGGGTTCATTATCAACCAATTAACCTCAAATTTAGGTTATCCTGAAACATTTAAGAAAGCGATTGAGGCTAAGAACAACGCGGTTCAAACAGCCCTTACGGCGGAAAATCAAGTTAAGACCGCTGAAGCACAGGCAAAAATCAAAGTCGCAGCCGCTGAAGGTGACGCTCAAGCAATGTTGGCAACCGCAAAGGCAGAAGCCGAGTCAAACAAATTAAAACAATCGACCCTAACTCCAATGTTATTACAACAAATGTGGATTGAGAAATGGGATGGGGCATTACCAACAACTCAACTTGGCTCCGGAACCAACACGATGTATAATGTAAAATAATCCAACCTAAAATACTTATGAAAAAAAAAATCCTCATCCTTTGATGAGGATTTTTTTATGTATTTAAATAAATTTCATTATATTTGCACTATGAAAAATTTAATAGAAACTTTAGAGAAATATTATGAAGATGGTTTGTTATATAAACAAACACATCCGACATTACCATTAACCATATGGAATTACACTCCAAAAGTTCAATACGAAAACATTTGGGATGAAATAACTTTACAATGTCGTGGGATGGTTACCGACGACAACGGAAATGTTGTCGCAAGACCATTCAAAAAATTCTTTAATATTGAGGAAGGTAAACACACTCCAACATCAGAATTTGAAGTTTATGAGAAAATGGATGGCTCTTTGGGGATACTATTCAACTACGAAGGTGTATGGGTGTTTGCAACTCGTGGTTCATTCACTTCAGAACAATCAGTTAAAGGATTTGAGATGTTACAGAAGTATGACTATCAAAAACTTCACAAGGACTATACCTACCTGTTTGAAATCATATACAATGAGAATCGTATAGTGGTAAAATACCTATTTGAGGACTTGGTATTACTCGGAATGATAAACACTGAAACAGGATATGAAGTTGATTTACATCACGAAGGAAACGACATGAGGTTGAAAAACTTAATACATAATCTTGAATTCAAAGTTGTTAAACAATATGACGGAATTGAGGATTATACCAAACTAAAACATATGGTGGTGGATAATGCTGAAGGATTTGTTATTCGATTCTCAAATGGTGATAGAATGAAAATTAAGGGTGAAGAATATTTGAGACTCCACAAAATAATGACCAATGTTTCAACTACAGGAATATGGGAAATGTTATCCAATGGTGATGATGTTAATGAATTATTAAAAGATGTTCCGGATGAGTTTTACAAAAAAATCAAAGATTATGTGGGAAATTTAAGATACAACCATTATCAAATTTCGGAATATTGTGGAAAAATTCACGACCAATTCCGTTATGGAAAATATAATGATGTTGAAGTTGAACCAACCAAAAAAGAATATGCTCAATATATATTTCGTAATTATGATTCAAAATATCATCCAATATTATTTGCGATGTGGGATAAAAAAAATTATGACAAAATAATTTGGAACGCATTAAAACCGGAATTTTCAAAACTTTAATATTATGAATAAGAAATTAAATGAAATTTATAAAAAAAATATAAGTGAAACTTATGTTATCGATAAGGAAGGAGTTGTCAAATCGATGGAAGATGCTTATAATTTAGGTATCACTGATGTTTTTAAATGGTTATCAAACATGGATTATCTAACGGACAACATACAATACATAATTGATGAATGGAATAGTCAAAATAACACCAAAATATGACAAACGAGGAAAGAATTGAAGAAATAATTTTTGAGGCACATAGATTAGGTGTTAAAGATTCCCTATTTGATTTAGTTAAAGTGTTATCCAAGGATATCAAAACTAAAGAACGGGTTGATGTATATGAAACCGCATTAAGAGCAATAAAAAATAACGAAAATAATAAATAAAATGGATAAAATTACTATTGAAAAAATGGAAACTTGTTCTTTAGTTAGACAAGGTTCTGAATATGATGGTCATGGGGCTTTTGGCGAACCCGAATTCTATACTTATAATTATGTTATAGTCAATGGTTGTCAAGAAAAAGTATACAAAGGTATGTATATCGTCCATGATGGTAAGAACGCCTATGACACAGGTTATGTGTCTCATATGAAAGATAATTTGAGAAGATTATTGGATGAGGATTATGAAGTGAAATTAAAGGAAGAGAGAAGACAAAATTATTTGAAACTTAAAAAAGAATTTGAATATGAAAAATAGAAAAGAAATTAAACGTTATTGTCAGTTAATTGCTGAAATAAACTCAATTCATTGGGAAATTGATAAAAGTGGTTATGGTGTTGACACCACAAAATTAGAAGAAAACCTTACCTCGTTAGAAAATGAGTTAGAAACAATATTGAAAATTTTAATTAAAGAGTAGTCATGATTAATTTTATAAGAGAAAGATTTGGAGAACTCCTTATTGGTTTGTTATTTATACTACTATTAACTTCAATTGCAGGAACACTATATTTTAGAGAAAAGAAAGTTATTGATGGCGTGGTTCTTGAACATGGGATAGTGTCCGATAGAAATGGTGATAGAACATATGTAACCATTATCCAAACTGAAGATGGGTTTATAGAAGAAAAAGAAGGTTTAAAATTATATGTAGTTCCAATAAACAAACATATTAAGGTTGAGGTTTATCGATGGAAAAAAATTAAATTTTAATATGAAACTAACAATTTTAGTAACTTTCATCTTAATAGCATTATTACATCTAATCTCTGTGGAAGATTGTCCTTGTAATAGGGTTCATCATCCAAAAAGATTAATTCTATTAGATTCTTCCGAAACTTTATCAGGGAGAGTTGAAAAAGTTGAATCGGACATGGATGGTGACATTCACATTCAATTGAGAATACATGATAGTGTTTTACTATCCAAAAATAATCATAAAGACGAAAATGGGTGTATTGTGGGAGAAATTGTATGTTCTGTCCCATCAATATTTCCAATTTGTTGGTTTTATAAAAATAAAATAACTATCCCTAAAAAAGGTGATAGTATTGAAATGGAAGGACCTTATGTTTTTGATAAAACACATGGTATCACAGAAATTCACCCAATAATGAATTTAAAAATAAAATGATAAAAAAGATTTTAATAGGATTACTTGATGTATTTGTTTTAGGACCTAAGGGACCATTTGTTAATTTTTATAAAATAACTAAATATCCATTAGTATCTGATAGAGCTAAAAGAATAGCAAATAAAATAGGATGGAATAAAATGATGGAAAAGGCTAAGGAAGCACAAAAAAATGGAACATCAACAATAAATTTAAAAGAATATGAGTAATTGGATAGAAACACAATATCTTCATTTATTAGAAGATATTTTAGAACAAGGTGTAAAGAAAACAGATAGAACAGGAACTGGGACTATAAGTGTCTTTGGTAGACAAATAAGACATAACATGAAAGATGGGTTTCCATTGTTAACTACCAAGAAAATGGCGTTTAAGACAATGGTAACTGAATTGTTATGGTTCTTACGTGGTGATACTAATATTAAGTATTTGGTTGATAATAATTGTCATATTTGGGATGGTGATGCTTATAAGAGGTTTTCTCAAATTAGAAAATCTATGTTAATGTTAAAACCACCTGCATCGGAAGATAAATTAAGAGAGTATATTGAGTGGTATGAACAAGTAACAACACAAGAAGAATTTATTAACAAAATCAAAACAGATGATAAGTTTGCTAAGAAGTGGGGTGAGTTAGGTCCTGTGTATGGTAAGCAATGGAGAAGTTGGAATATGTATTTTGATAAATCTAAAGAATTCTTACCACATACTTATGACCAAATCCAAACCCTAATCAACGACCTTAAAACAAACCCAGACTCAAGACGTTTAATGGTTAATGCTTGGAATGTTGGAGAATTAGACCAAATGACGCTTCCTCCTTGTCATTATGGATTCCAAGTTTATACAAGAGAGTTGAGTTTGGAAGAAAGACATCAAATAGCTCTTCCAATATGGAAAGAAAAATATGGTCCTTTAGCTGATATGATGGTTCTTACTAATGTAGATAACACACCTTACAAAATACCAACTAGAGCAATCTCCTTAATGTGGAATCAACGTTCAGTGGATACATTCTTAGGTTTACCATTTAACATTGCATCTTATGGTTTATTATTAGAAATCATTGCTATTTCAGTTAATATGGTTCCTGATGAATTGATTGGGAATTTAGGTGATGTTCATTTATATTCAAACCACATTGAACAGGCAAAAGAACAATTAACAAGAAAACCTTATAAATTACCGACACTAAGACATCTAAAGACTGATGAATTCTATAAATCACTCGGAGATGATTTAAGTCTAATAACACATTTGGATAATACGGATTTTATTATTGAAAACTACCAATCGCATCCAGTAATTAAAGCGCCACTGTCAAATTAAAAAATAAAAAATATGGAAAATTACAAAGGAGATTATTATAACCCTGAAACATTTGAAAAAACAGAAATCGAAACCAAAATACCTAATTATTTGGTGACACATATTAAAGAATCACTAGATAAATTAGAAGAACATTTTGTCACACCTATTTTAATCAATCCCGAAAACTCGTCCGTTGTTTTTGGTGTAATGAATAATGAAAATAAATTAAAATATAAAATAGTAATTACACCAACATTATAAATTAAATCATTATATGGAAAACACAAAATTCAAAGTTGGCGATAAAGCCGTTAAAGTCAAAGGATACAAATTCCCTTGCACAATCGTATCAGTTTTTAAAACAATCGAAGGAAAAATAAGAGTGGTTGGTGAAATGGATGAGTTTGGATTACTCCACATCTTCAATGAAGACCAATTAGAACATCCTGAAAATGTTTAATAAATTATTGGTATTATCTTTTTTATTTGTTATGGGTTCGTGTTCAAAAGACGAACTCATACCTAATAAAATTGTCAGTAAAATTAATTCGACAAAACCCGATTCAACAATTAAATCGAGACCAAAAAAGAAAAAATTTAAATTATTTAAGAAAAAGAAATGTAAAATGATTTAATTTTGGTTGCAAACTTTTTCATTATACGATTAACTTTATCCAAATCAACATCCATATCTTGGGAATCAATATAACTTAAAACTCCCTGTATCATCTTGTCTTTAGCCTCATCCGCCATTTCCAAAACATCTTGGAAAGACTCGTTATCCTCTCGGTTTTCACCATAATACCTGTCAATCCATTCTCTACCTGAGTATAAAAATGGGTCAGTTTGTAACATATTAACACAATTTGATTCTCTTATTTTGTCTAAAAATTTTTTTAAGAATCTATAATCAAAATTTTCAAATATTTCCGGATTTTCCTTAAAATATTCGTGAGGTTCGTGTTTTAAAGATTCTTTAATTTGACTATCACCCACTTTAACCCAACTATCGGTTACACTAATTAATGCGAGTCTTGAGCCATTATCCCAATTAACTTCAATAATTTTTCCATCTTCTTCAAATGGGTCACGACCTATTTTAGTAACGACTCCCTCAACTCCCATTGGAACTCCGGTCTCTCCATCCATATGAAGACACATTACTCTATCACCTTTAACTAATTCAGGATTTAATTCTTTTTTTGACATATAAATAAATTATTCAATATATTTATAAATATATGGAATTTTTAATTAACGAATCTCAATTGAGAGTTATCTTACAGGAACAAGACCAGTCAAAAATGACTGACTATATGAGAGAATTATATTCATTCACTAGTGATATTGTAAATAAAGCCAGAAAAACATACGGATTAAATTTGAAGTTGTTATTAACTTGGGGTGCATCGGTTGGTGGTTTAGTAATGCCATTAGATAATTTTATCAGAAGTGGTAGGTTTGATATTACGGACGAACAAGTGGCTTTACTTTTAGTTGGGGTTGCTTGCACATATTTTTATGACAATGTAAACACACTAAAAAGAATTTCATCGAAAATAAAAGAAGAGGGTCTTGAGGATATTTTTAAAGAAGTTCTATTAAAAGGTAAAAATCTTAAGGATTCATTTACCAAATTCATTAAATCTTCTAAAGTCACCATAAATTCAACTTTGGATATCGTAACATATGCGTTTTTGATTCCAATAGTAACGGACATCCAGTCTTTAATGACTTCCGGGGAAGATATCCAAACAGTATCAATGAAAGTAGCCAAAAGATTGGTCGCTTCGGGTGTTGTCTTGGTGGGTCAGTTAGTTTTAACTGAAATTATAAAAAAAATTATTAAGAAATTTTACTAAGATAATTCAAGAATTCGATTAATAACTATCTCAACATCTTTTGGTGATAAGTTATGTTTTGAGTAGTTCTTTGTAAACCATCTCCTAATCACATCTTCAATTGGCTTTCTTTCTTTTTGGGCTCTTCGTTTAAACCCCGCAATTTGTGCCTCTAACTCATGCCTTTGTGTGTAGTAATCTAAAGATTTTTTCGGTTCATCTTCCGGAAATTCCTCACCCCTATCCATTTGTGATATATGTTCAATCTCATGTCTAATTAACTCATTAAGTTCAAAATGTAATTCTTCCAAAATTTCTCGGTCAAGATTTGGGTTGGAGATTATAGTTATTGAGATGATATCTTCATCAGGATAATATTCACCGTCGACATCAATGGTATCGACATCTTCATTAACTTCCAAGTTTAACTCAATTGTAAATGGATTATTGAGTTTAGGTGTTGAATACATCATTTCATCTCCAATATCCTCCGGTAATGAGAATTCTCCTTCTTTTTGGTATTTAACCACAGACATGATATCCTTAACTACTTCTCTTACGATATTGTCGTATCTTCCTTCGTTAATAATACTTTCATTAATTTCGTTCTTTAAATTATTAACTACTTTATTGCAAAAAATGTAATTTTCGATGTTAAAATAATTTAGTAGATTATATAAATTATTATTTACTCGTGAAATCACTTGATAAAGTGTGGTATCGGTAGTTGTTAATGTTTTTTCATTTGCTCCGATTGACTCAAAAACATAACTTAGGATTTTAGAACTAACTCCGCCCGCACTCTCAAGATATAATGTATATTCGACAACATCATGCCAATCACCAACAACTATCAATCTACGGGTTCCTGTAAGTTTAATTTTATAATTAATCACTTCCTCTTCATAGTAAGGAGACTCTATCGTAAAATTGTGGACTTTAAGAAAATTATTAATTCGGTCTATTGGGAAGTTTATTGGTTCCATATTTTATAAATATCACTTAAAATGGTATTGATAACCCTATACCATATCTAAACCCTTTTGAGTAGTTTAATCCCAAAGAAAAATCCAAAGTTCTCGGGTTTTTTGTGATTAATCTTATTGGATATACTTTAATCCAAACATCCGGAGACATTTCAACATTTACCGTATAATGCTCTAAAAATGTGCCTCCCATAATACTGAATGTGTTATTTTTACTAACATATGATATTCCAATTCTATTCATTATAGAATATGGTGTGGTGTAAGTGTAAGGTTGAGGTAATGTTGTGGTGTAAAATCCTCCGAAGTATAAACCCACTTGTTTAAAGTTATAAGACGCAACTAATGAATTTTGGTCTGGGATATATAAAATATCGGATTGTTGTGATTTTACAGATAATGTTACCGCTAAGAAAACTAATGTTATTATTTTTTTCATATCTAACTATTTTATGTTGCAAATATACATAAAAAATTTGATTTAACGAGAAGTTTATTTTATACTTTTAAAACAAAATTTCAAATCAATGTCAAGAATCCACGAATTAACACTCAACAACCCATCATTAGTCATTAATGCTATTGAAATTATCAATAGTTTATTTAATAAAAGTAAATATACCGAATTATCAGTCAATTTGATTAAAAACTATCGAGAGAATAAACAGAATAATTATAATAGAATTGATGGTTTAAAGTTAGAATTAATCCATGAATTTAATTTAGATGAAGATTTTATAAACCCAAAATCCAATGAAGAAATACTTAATCTTCATTTTGTATTAACCGAATACTTTGGGTATAATAATTTTCGTTTGATTAGAAAATTTGAGGAATTAAACGAAAGAAATTTAATAATTAATAATGATTTAACCAGATTTAAAACTTTTGAGGAGTTGGAATTGGAGGTATCTTTAGCCGAATTAAAATCACTAAATAAAGATTTAGAGAGACAAACCATTAAATTATATGAAAATGATGAATGGTTAGTTATTAAACCTATGTCTTTTTTAGCATCTAAAAAATATGGGTCAAGTACAAGATGGTGTACCACTATGGAACATAATCCTGATTATTATTTGAAATACTCAAGAAATGGAATTTTAATTTATTGTTTAAATAAAAAAACTGGTGATAAGGTTGCTGCATATAAAGCCCTTTCCATTCACGAAAATCGTGAAACATCTTTTTGGGATATGTCCGACACCAGAATTGACTCAATTGAAAGTGGGTTACCTAATGAAATTATGGAAATCATTAAGAATGAGTTCATTAATGTGAAAAAAACTAACTGGGACTTATTATCCGAAGATGAGGCAAATACCCAATTACTATGGATTCAACGAAACTCATACGAAAAATCGGGGATAGAAGAACCCATGAGACTTACCATTAATGGAAGGGTTATTGAGGACTATGTGGAGGAGGCTGACCTCGAAGATGTCGTTATCCCTAATAGAATTAGAATTGTTCCACCCATACCGCATGAAAACTCAAATGATGCGTCCCCGCCGATTAGAAGTTAATCAAATTCTTCAATCTCAACAACTAAATTACTAACCCCCTTTAATACACGATGCCAAGCAAGTTTTGGAATAACGATTTGTTTGGTATCGTCCAATTTAATGGGTAATTCATTTTCCATTTGAAATTGCCATCCACCACCTTCAAGAATTGTAACTTTTCGGTCGTTAAGGTCTTGGTGCCATTTTAATTCATAATCATCAACATCGGGACTAAATGTCCTGATTTTTTTATTGTCAATTTCAACTTGTTCAAACGGAAACTCCATGATAGATTTTAATGACAATATAGTTTACCAAGAATTTGAAGACGATAGTCCTAATTGTTTAGCGTAACGACCAACCGAACAACTCCAATATCCTGCCGTTGTTCTATCTTTCTTTTGGTCACATTTATGACGAGCCCTAAAAGATTTTGCAGCTTTTTTATTGGCATTTTTAACTCTTAATCCAGGGTCACCAAAAGTGACTTTTTTAATTCCACCACCCGGTGATTTTACATAAACCGCAAACTTTTTAGGTCCACCAGGTGTTCTGAACGGTTTGTTTAATTTAACATTCTTTCCACGATGTTTGGCTTCAGATAAAATATCTTCTTCAGTCTCAACCTCATAAATAAATGGTGCGTCCAAGTATATATACTCCTTACCTATTTTCACTTTCTTACCTAAATCGGATTCTATCATCATAGTATCTTCTTCATTTAATTTTATACTTCCTTCGGTATATAATTTTCTCACCTCATTAACTAAATCAAAATAGCTTTCAGAGTAAACTCTAAAAACATTATCAGTTAATGTTAAACCATTATCTATATGATATTGTAGAGCGTCCGAAACTTTAACATTTTCAGTTAATACTAAAGTTCTATTTAATTGTTCTTCTAATGTTTCTCTAATTAGTTTACGTAAATTCATCACATTTTATTTTATTTATAAATATACTAACATGTATCTTTATTGGGAAGAAGATGATAAGTCAACATCACCTAATACAATATACCTCAAATTTAACACAATTGGTGATGTTGTAAAATTAACATCGAAAAAAGATGATGAATTTATGATATTATAATTATTCAATGTTATGGTTGAATAGGTTGATGATGTGAACCATAACACTTCAGTTAGTGGGTTCATCCCTGTTAAACTTCTTGCTAGTAGATATCCGTCGTCAATATAGACTCTTCCATTTTTGTTAATGTCACCAGCTTTCATTTTCGGTCCGGTATTCAATACCAATCCCGGGTTTAATACCGGAGGAACACTAACATTTCTCGCTTCGCTCAATAATAAAGATAAGTCGTTGTTGGTTAATGTTGTTGAGAATGATGGAATCACACGATAAGTCGTGCTATATTCGTTTGGTTTCAATGAGTAATTTCCATTTATATCAACATCACTACTATCAATTAATGTGGTAGTCGTACCATTAATTTTGAACAATTTTAATTTTGGTCGATTAACCAAACCTGATGGTATGGAAAGATTTCCACTTATTGTTTCGGTTGGAGATAAATTTGGGTTTGGTTGGGCACCAGCAATTGTGGTCTTAAAATCAAAAGTATTACCATAGGGATAAGTTCCACATATTACAGGAGAACCGGAATATTGCATAATAAATCTCATAAAAACCGGCCCATTATAAACTGTTGTTGGGACAACGAATGTTGAGGTTATTGTTCTTGTTCCCAACCAAGAAACATTGGTGCTATGGACTAATTCTCCGGCATCTGTTAAAACTCCGTTACCATTGAAGTCAATCCATAATTTGAAGTATTCCATGTAATTACCATTGGTAACTGCGGTATATGATATTGAAATGGTTTGACCTGCGGTAATGGTTGGAACTGTGGTTCCATTGGTATAATTGAAATACCCTGCGGGGTTTCCTCCGGATGCCGCGGTAAATCCATTACTACCTGCATATGTTTGTCCGTTTATCGTAACACTGGAAACATACTCACAACAAAATGTTGTTGGGTAACTAGCACATAGTGAAGTTTGAGAGTATGCGAAACTACTTATCGATAATAAAATGAATAACAAATATTTCATCATAAATTAATTTTTGAACCAATTAGGAAAAACGAAAGAACCGGAAAATTGGGATTGGTACTCGTGTTTAGTTTATAATTCATATTGACTTTAAATCTTTTTGAAAATTGGTAATCAACACTTGTCCCTATAAACATACTAAATGTTCTATCTGAAACACTAACTTTATCCACCGATGAATATATTAATGGAGTTGAAATGACATATAATTCCGGGGAAACTATCATTCTTTTTCCCACTTTAACCGGTTTTGTGTAGAATGCGGTTGCTGCTGGACTCAAATATAAATTTAAGTCTTCCGGACTTTTAGTCATTGAACCACTGACATTTACTCCAGTAATTCCAAATTTTCCTGCGTTTAGTATTAAACTATAACCCAAGAAAGTCATAATATTACCATATGAATAAACACCAGTTAAATTCATATTATGGATTAATTTTAATTTCCTATTCTTACTGAAGTGCATTTTTGTGTATCTACCGGTAACCGCAAATTGTTTAAAGTTTAACCAAATCATGGAAGTTAATCCCCAACTTGAGGTTCCTCTCATCGAACTTTGAGATGTCCCGATATTAATAATCGGAGTAAAACTTCTGTCCAAATTTTGGGCACTTGTTAAATCAGATGAAATTATGATTGGATTTGTTTTACCATTTGATTTTCCCCCTTTACTATTAGACCCTCCATTTCCCTTATCATTATTTACATCAGTTGTCATGGTTATTGTCGTCCCAACTTCATTCCCTTCAGTTTTTGTTGTATTATTTTCACTACCTTGTCCACCTGTTTGTGTCGTATTTGTTGTTGAATTTCCACCTGTTTGTGTTGTATTTGTCGTAGTATTCCCTTGACTTTGTGTCGTATTTGTTGTTGAATTTCCACCGCTTTGTGTTGTATTTGTTGCAGTATTCCCTTGACTTTGGTTTGTTTTTGTTGTTGAATTTCCACCTGTTTGTGTTGTATTTGTCGTAGTATTCCCTTGACTTTGTGTCGTATTTGTTGTTGAATTTCCACCTGTTTGTGTCGTATTTGTTGTTGAATTTCCACCGCTTTGTGTTGTATTTGTTGGTGATGGAGTATTGTTTGATGAAAAGATGCTTGAGTTAAATGTTGATGGGAATGGGACTCCGGATGTTGAGATTGTTGGTGGTGGTTGTGAACTACTTTTTTTCTCATTTTTCGATGTTTTTTCATCTGAATTTGAACTCAAATCCGTATTCACTAACATTCCTGATTCCGCATTAACTTGTCCCATAATACTTCCTACAACACTTTGGATTGTGTTTCCAATTATTTGGGAGGTTATTTGGTTCCTAATTAATGTGGTGGATTGAATTGAACATGGGGTAACTTTTCTATATTCAGAATATACTCGGTTAATCCAAGTGGCAAAATCACCGCTGATAACATCATCTGCGGTGAAATATTTTTGTTGTCCTAAAAAAGATACCAACGACCCGTTTCCACTTTGAATTGGTAAGTTAAACTGAGTTACTTCCTTAGTACAAGGGTCTACAAAAGTGTAGGTAAATGTTTGACCAATCGCAGTGATATTTGTAAATAAAAGTATCAATAAGATTGGTAATATTTTTAACATTTTTAATGAGTAAAGATTTGTTTTTTAATCATCCTTGTCACAATTTTAGAACATGCACTTTCCAATGACTTTTTGGTTGTTATACCAATTGTTGATTGATTGAATTTCACATCAGTCAAATTATCGTCATTCAATAAGGTCATTTCTCTTGTTGTTGACGCTTCACCTAATCCTGATGCGGTAAAATATGCTCCGGTTTCAGCATTAACAAATTTAACTTGAAGTCCTAAACGAGTTGTCAAGGTATTCTTAACACTCCCTTTAAGTTTTATAGTTTCATCTTCACTAACACTAAAATCATAAACCTCAATATAAACAAAATAGTGAGCTAATCTAATCTTACCTCTACCATTTAATGTGTCTTGAGAAATTCCCGCTTGAGACGCTTGAAATTGTTTTACCATACGATTCTTAATTTCTGTCTTATCTTCAGTAAAAATAAATCTGTCGGTAAATTCCAAATATTCGACCACAATGTTTGTTAAACCTAATCCAACCCTTTTATCCTTTAACTCGGGATATGACTCATATAATTCAGGAGTTACCCCAATGTTTAACAATTGAATCGGTATCGGTTTTCCGGTGTATTCAGGTAATGTGTCCATTGACGCATTATTTTCAAAAGATGCTCGGTATTGTTCTGTCTTAATGGTCCCAACTTGAGAGTATGCTACTAAACTTAACATACTCATTAAAATCAATATTATTTTTTTCATATTATTCTTCAATTGGTTTAATTAACCCACAAATCAAACATTCCTCATCACCATCACCATCAGAATCACCCCAAACATGTTGACAATTTCTGTGTGGGAAATATTCGTCAATAACACCATCATTGTCGAAGTCTAATCCGTCCATAACACCATCTCCATCTTCATCGATTTCAACACCCTTTTTCTCAACTTGGTCATTTACTTGGACAGGTTGTCCAACTTCTTCACTTGTCGGTAAAACTAATGGTTCTATTGACATTGGAACGATTGGGTTACTTGGCATATCTGCCGTGTTTGAAAGAGATGTGCCATCTTCTTCGTCCATCTTTTGAACTAACATTTTATCCTTATCGGTATCACTGAACCAGTAATCGATAATTTTACCATAAGAACCAATAAATGCACCTAATAAAAGAAGTAGTAATTCTTTCCACTCGGTTGACATTGGTGTTTTCCACATTATGGCTCCGAAGATTCCTCCTATAATAAGGATAAACCCACCTAATACCATGGCAGTAATATACCACCTTCTTTTCATCATTGAATTTAGAAGTTCTTTAAACCCTGTTGCTTGCTGATTGTTTACCATTGTGGTTCTTTTGTTTTTAATTCATCTTGTTTAGGTTCAGCTTTTTTTGTTTCTTGTGGTGCTGATTTTTCAACAACTTTTTCTTTGATAATAGTTGTTGTTCCACCTGCGGTTGCAGTTTGTTGTTGTGTGTTGTTGATGTTAATAACCGGAGCCGCTTGTTGAACCGGGTGTGGTTCTGACGATTCTTCTTTTCCACCAAAAAGTTGAGTGCTTAACCATACTCCTCCCGCAGTTACAAGAGTGGTTAACGCACCAATGATTGTTTTTTTAAGACCTGACCAAGTTCCGTCATTTGTCTCTACATTTTGTTCTTCTGACATTTTTTTAAAGTTTAATAAAAGGTTTAGTTATTTGTTTATTATCACCTGATAATACTAATAGATAGTTTCCTTGGGATAGTTCAGGGTGGCTTATATTCTTTGTGATTTTTGTATTAGTCGCATCTGAATTAACATTCCCTAAGTCAATCATTAGTTTACCATGATAATCATAAATAGACGCATTCATGTTTGTGTTAGGTAATAAATCAAATTCAACGATAAAATTACCTCTGTTTGGGTTAGGATAGATACTAATTGTTGGCTCTGTATTTTTGTTTGTTGGTTGTGTCATTTTATACATCATCACAACTCTTTGTGATGTTAACACAATATTCAAATGGTCTCCTTCTTTATCTGAAGCATCCATTAATTGTCTGATAACAACATCGGTCGAAATATCATCCGTTGATGTTTTGGCTAAAAATTTTAATTTAAAAGGGGTCGCTAACCCTTGTAGCGACCCATTTTTTTGATTATTCATTGCTCCGAATCTAACAATACCATTTACATCGTCATTGGTAACATATTGTAACCAAGGACCTTGTAAATCCGATACTATCTCATCGAATGAAACTTTATTTACATCATATTTTACCTCAAATTGCAATCCATTAGTAAGTTCACCATTTGTTGAGATGTTAAATGGAACATACATTGGTTCTCCAACGGAATAAACATCAGGAATATTCACATCAAATTGTCCTTTGTAAATTGCTGCGAATATTTCGGTTGTTCCGTTAAATACCGGTGAAGAGTGTGTTCTATCAACATCACCTAAAACAAAATATTTGATATCTAAACTTAAATTTGTTAAACCAACACTATCGTATATGAAAGTTCCTCTGTCCGAATAGTTTACCCAATCAGTCCATTGATTACTTCCCAATACAAGAGAATCATATTCATTTTTAGTGAAGACATTTATTAGTTTTGAAGTATCGATTGGTCTTAACCCTGAAACTGATGCGTATATCCCATAAGGGTCACCACCATCTAATTTAGCGTTTAAGTTAATATCACCAATTAAAAACCCTAAACCATGTTTTAAGTAGTTATGTGCGTAAGTTTGATTAACATCGGTATAAACATATTCATTATACGCTTTAATTGCATCTGAAATGGTTACTGCGTTGTCTCTAATGTAATTCAAACTATCCTGTGGGAATCTAACTTGAATTTTATATTTAGTATTCTCATCAATGTTATTTAAAGTGTAGGTTCCATTGATATTTGGTTTAGTTTGTGACACCAAATTCCCTGTATTTTTTTCATAACAATAGATTGTCGGTAAAAGTCCCGAGGTCATTGTTGTTGGGAACCAAACTTTACCTGAAATAGTTAAATTACCTAACAACTTAACTCTTTGTTTTTGAAGGTTAAGACTTGCAATGTTATCACCTATTGAAGTTCCGTCCACTTTAAACATTCTCGACCAGTTCACAATAATTGAATCTGACTCATAATTTGATTCAACATTATTGATAATGAATTTGTTATGGATAATATACCCATTTGACGAGAAATTCGCGGCACTTCCTGAAGCGAATATTAGGTAATTACGACCTACTTTCCAGTTAGTGTCTGAAGTATAATTATAAATCCCTGTTGCGGATGTATATGAACTATACTTGTAGTTGTTCCATTCTTGGTAATCCAAGGTTGGAGTGTTGGTTGAATACATTGCATCAACCGATGTTGAAATGTGCGTAAATAGGGTTTTCTTAAATTGAAAATCGATTTGAAAAGTTCTAATATCGACACCTGACGCTGGTTTATAATACCATGCGACATCTATCGTATCACCCCTCCTGACCGTTTTTAATTGTTGAAAATGACCTATTTCCGGTGTTTGTGAGTATCCAATTACACTAAAAAGAGTAATGAACACCACGGAAATTAGTTTTTTCATCTTTTAAATAAATTAATGATTAATGTCTCTGAGGACTTTTTTATAACATTCGAAACTGAAGTTTGATTAATTCCTCCATTTTCTGATATTATCAAGGTTGACATGGAAATCTCTGAAGACTCCCCGCTCACAATAGTTTCTTTTAGTTTTTTACCTTCTTTGTTATACAAACAACCCCTAACTCTCAATATCGTTTCATTATCACTTTTGTGAAAAACTGAAAATCCGGAATTTGTTTCTATCACATCAAAATATAATAGTTCAACCTTAATGTAATAGTCGGCATTACTCGCCGAATCCGTAACATCATAGTTTAACGCCTGTAAATTTTCTAAAAGAATGTTTTTAAATCCGAAAACTAAATTTCGGTTTTTTGTTAATGACCCAATTTCAATTTTATTTTCAATTGATTGGATAAAAACTTTTTTTGGGGGTTCTTGATTTGTGAAGGATGTTAATAGCAACGCCACTAGCATCAAAGTGAGCATTTTTTTCATGTTAATAGTATCTTGGTATACATAAATACTTCAAAAGACGAGCTTTGAAAGTATTTATTATAAAAAATAGAGATATGTTATTAAAAATTGGTTCTAAAGGAGATGACGTAAAAAAACTCCAAACAAAATTAGGTCTGGTATCTGACGGATATTATGGAGCGTTAACCGCAACCTCAGTAAAAAAATGGCAAGCGGCCAATGGATTGACCGCCGATGGCATAGTTGGTCCGAGTACTTGGAGTAAATTATTTGAAGGTGAAACAATTAACGAAGATAAAATAGTTGCTCCGGTAATCACCACTTCTTCAGTTGGGGGATTAAAAATCGATAAGTTAAGAGGTCATATTCCCGATTCAGTTATCTCACAGATACCTGATACTGCAGCAAAATTTAATATCACAAATAATTTAAGGTTAGCACACTTTTTGGCTCAATGTGGACATGAGTCAGGTGGGTTCAAAGCGGTTACTGAGAATGTTAACTATTCCGCTGCGGGTCTTAAAGGTATTTTTGGAAAATACTTTCCAGGTAATTTAGCGGAATCATATGCACGTCAACCACAAAAAATCGCAAGTAGAGTTTATGGTGGAAGAATGGGTAATGGCCCTGAATCAACTGGAGACGGATATAAATTCCGTGGTAGAGGATATATCCAATTAACCGGAAAAAACAATTATACACAATTTTCCAAATTTATCGGTGAGGATTGTGTTGCTAATCCTGATTTAGTTGCAACCAAATATCCTTTGGCGTCTGCGGCATTCTTCTTCGATTCAAACAAACTTTGGGCGATTTGTGATAAAGGTGCTGACAATGCAACTGTTACCGCAGTCACAAAACGAGTTAACGGCGGGACAATAGGATTGGCGGATAGAATTAAACATTTCAACGAATATTACAAATTACTTTCGTAATGCAAGAAGGACCGGTTATATATAATAGTGAATTTTTACCAAATGTAGGAATCGCAGTTCTATTTGAGGATGATTTCCAATACAAAGATATGAAACCTTTGTTCGATGAATATGGATATGGATTTATGGTCCCAAATAATAATTTAGTTATTATTGATGGAGAACAATTACTTGACTCAAGAGGTAATAATCTATTAAAATTCATTGAAGCACATGAAATTTCTCATATTGTTATGGGTCACGATGGTCCAAGAGATGAACAAGATGAAATAGATGCTGATTTGGGTGCCTATATCTTATTAGAGAAATATGGTTACATTGACGACATTAAAGTATTGTTAAGAGAATTTAAAAATCGTCATGGAGTTAAATTTGAACCCTCATTATTAGAAAGAGTGAAAAAATATTTCACTTAATTCATCCCATTTATTTTTTTTTGTTTATATTTGCATCATAAAAATTAAAAATATGGCAGCAGTTAGTAATCATTATGGAGATGTAAATACATGGATTGAAAAAATCATAGATTCGTGTGATTCACCTAAACAAGAACCCACAATCTATAAGTTAATAATACAATTCAGAAAAATGTTGGTTGAGGATAAGTCAATAAAATTTGATTTTCGTTCCAATATTATTTGGCAACTTGAAAGAAAACTTGATAATAAAATCTATGAGTTGTATGACAAAAAAATTAAAGAACAAGAAGAAGAAACTTATAATTATGCTATACTATAGATTAAAGTCCAGGATTAAGGACACATTGAATTTTTTTAAGAATATATGGAGATTTAGGAAGCCTCTCGCTAATCACTATTGGTGGGATAATCGAGCATCTTTAGAGTTCTTACAGACATCTTTATCCCATATGGCGGATAATATTGAGAAGTATGGGATTGAAGTTGATGAGTCCCGTCTTAAGAAAGTTAATAGAATGAGACGAGCCTCCGAACTAATTCGAAATTATGTTGAGGATTCATATATTGAAATAGCAGAATCCGAATTAGGTGAATTGATATTACACGATTGGGAATTTGAAGAAACTGGTGAAACAATAGATAACCCGTTTGGTGAAAAAAATGAAAAACTTTACAGGATGGTTGATAAAGAAACTCAGGAGGAAAAAGAACATAACAAAAAAGTTTTCGAAAGAGCTCGTGAGATTGAATCACAAGAATGGAATGAATTATTCTCAATTTTGAAAGGTCAAGATGTTAAAAAATTTGATAAAGATTACGATTGGAATAAACAATTTGATGGTTCAGGATTAAAATATTGGTGGGATTAAAAAAGTAAAAATATGATAGTTGTAATACCGATTATTTTAATTATTCTTATACCTTTGACCTTATTATGGGTCACAGGTATTGATTTTATGAATGAAAATCATCCTGATTATAAAGGAAACGATTTATTTGGAGAATTTGATGAAGATGATAAAAATTGTATATTATGAAAAAGAGAATAACATTTATTTCTGACACACATAACAAACATAAACAAATTACGTCTCATTTGTTAGGTGGTGATATTCTGATTCATTCCGGAGACATTAGTTCGATGGGACATAATCACGAAATTGAGGATTTCTGTAAATGGTTTGATAGTATTGAAGGTTATTCCTCAAAGATATTCATTGCCGGCAATCATGATTTGGGGTTCCAAGAAAATGTTGGAGAAGTGAATGAAATTTTGGGGAATTATAGTGATATTAATTATCTTCAAGATAGTTCAATCTTGGTTGGAAAACCGGATAAAACAATTAAGATATATGGTAGTCCTTGGCAACCTGAGTTCCACAATTGGGCATTTAACTTACCAAGGAATGGTTGGGAGTTAGGACAAAAATGGAGTGATGTTCCTGTGGATACCGACATCTTAATCACTCATGGGCCAGCATATGGTTTTGTTGATAAAGTAATCGGTCGTTCCGAAAATCTTGGTTGTGAAATGTTGGCAGATAGGATTAAAACCATCAAACCAAAAATCCATGTTTGCGGCCACATCCATTCCGGTAGAGGAATTATCTTTAACGATGGAACTCTTTATATCAATGCGTCTGTTTTAGACGAGAAATATGTTTACACCCAAAAACCATTCACAATTGATTTTGATTTTGAAACCAATGAATGGGAAGTTATAAATTATTAAGAATATGAAAAAAGATTTATGTGATTGCGGAAAGGTTGCCGTGTGGTCTTATGGTCCGGGATTTATAAATGGATTTAATTCCGATTTTTGTGATGATTGCGTTCCTCGCGGATGTTCTTGTAATCATCGTTATATCGATGTGAACGCATATCATCCACCTTTGGGTGAACCGGATTTACCTGAAGGTGAAGAAGGAAAAGATTGGAAATGGGTGGATGAAGAAAAGACCCATTGGTGTAGAATCGATGAAAATGGAAGAGAATACCCTTGTGCTGAATTTTGGTATGAGGAAGATGGTTGGGGAGCAGAATAAATTAAAACATATGAAAAATAAAAAAGATATACTTATTTGTGATTGTCATTCACCGGAACATCAACTAATCATTCAATATGATAGTGACGAAGACTCAAATGGTGTTAAACATCCTATGTGTTATTTTCACATCCATCTAAACAAAAGACCATTTTGGGAAAGAGTGAAGTATGGGATTAAATACATTTTGGGAAGACAATGTAATTATGGTGCATTTGATGAATTTATATTTAATCCGGAAGATGCAGATAAATTACAAAATTTAGTTAATCATTTGAGAAGCGAGGATATTTAATAATATGAGTGCAGACCAAAGTCAATTTTCTAATCAACCAAAAAAGATTTTATATACAATCACCCAAAAATTAATTTCTGACGATTTTGATGAGGACTATTCTGCCGATACCTATGATAATAATCAGACTATATTAAGTAACATATCGCGTATGTTTAATATCGATGTGGTGGATGACATAGATATTCAATTTTTTACAAAATTTATCAAAATTAATAGAAGACTTATTTCGGAAATATCTGAAACTAAAGATAAAAGTTTAATAGATAAACTCGTAATACCTATCGCAAAAACTTATGAGATGCTTTACAACACTTGGGGTTCATGTACTTATGAGGAATTTCTTAAACAAGAAGTCGACTCTTACGATGAAGAGTGGGTTAGAATAAGTATTTTAAGAGATGAATCTGATGGTTATTGGAATACCTATGAAGGGTCACAATATAGTGAACCTCAGTATGACAATTATGAGGAGAGTGGTTGGGCCATTGAATCAGTTCATGAATCTAATGAAAACATCCAAGAAAACAATTTCAAGAAAACAACAAAAGTTATTTCTTCAATGGATAAGAAAAGTTTACTTGAATTGAAAAATATTATCGACTCAAGACTTAGACTTCTTTGATTTTGAGGTCTTTTTTGACTCACTAACTAAATCACCTAAGGTTTTTTTCTTTGTAGGACCCATTTCAAATCCTTTTTTCCATT